GAATTTGAAGATGAAACTACGGAAGTAGAGATCTCATCTAAAGAAGATAAGCAAGATTATGAAGAAGCAGTAGAAGCGAAAAAAGAAGTAGAAAAAGAAGCCGCTCCTAAACAAGAAGAATTTGATTTTGAAATTGAAGAGGAAGATGATACTCCTCCGCAAGATAGAAATCGTGATCCTCTACCAGATAAAGTTAAGCAAGAATTAGAAGAGGATAACCTTGAAGAGTATTCTGAGCGGGTTAAACAAAGAATGGCCCAACTAAAAAAAGCGTGGCATGACGAAAGACGTGCAAAAGAAGCTTTAGATAGAGAAAGAGAAGAAGCAATTAAATATGCGCAAAGTATTATTAATGAAAATAAAAAGTTAAAAACTACTTTGTCAGCAGGAGAAGAAGATTATTTAAAAACACTCAAAGAAAAATATGAGACTGATTTATTAATTGCTCAGCGTGATTATAGAGAAGCATATGATTCAGGAGACAGCCAAAAACTAATTGATGCTCAGACTAAAATGAATGCGGCTCAATATAGTTTAGGTCGTGTCCAAGATATGAAGCCTCAATTTAAAGTTGACGAATCTACTTTACAAAACGGTCAAAATGAAGGACAATATGAGCAAGCTAAATTATTACAGCCTAAAGTTGCAAAACCAGATGACAAAGCGCTTGCTTGGCAGGCAAAAAATTCCTGGTTTGGCAAAGACCAAGAAATGACGTCTCTTGCTTTAGGGCTGCATGAAAAACTAGTCAGCAATGGAGTTGATCCTATGTCTGACCAATACTATCGTCGCATAGATGAGACGATGCAAAAACGTTTCCCAGAATACTTTGGGGAATCTGATGATTCGTTGGAGGATAAACCTGCCCAACGCAAACCCTCGACTGTAGTTGCTCCGGCTACGCGTAGTACCGCGCCTAAAAAAGTACGACTAACTAAAACACAGTTAGCATTAGCTAAGAAGTTTAAGTTAACCCCGGAACAATATGCAAGAGAACTTTTAAAAACGGAGAACGCAAATGGATAAACGCCAAGATAGAGATTTAGAAATACGTGAAACAACCGAGCAAAGAAGTAAAACATGGGCACCCCCATCATTACTTCCGGAGTTTAAAAAACAACCTGGTTGGGCGTATCGATGGATACGAATCACATTAGCTAATGAGGCGGATAATCGTAACGCTTCTTCTAAAATGCGTGAAGGCTGGGAACCTGTGAAACATTCAGAGCACCCAGAAATAAATTTACCAGTAAGCTCCAACAGTCATTTCAAAGATGCTGTAGAAGTAGGAGGCTTACTACTTTGTAAAATGCCACAAGAAATGGTAGATCAGAGAACTGAGTATTATAAAACTAAAGCAGATGGTCAGGCTAAAGCTGTCGATAATAGCTTTATGAAAGAAAATGACCCTCGTATGCCTCTTTTCTCAGATAAAAAATCTACTTCGTCTTTTGGCAAAGGTTAAACAATTCTTTAAGGAGAAATTATTATGGCAGCTTACGGATTAAAACCTGTAAAGCGTGTTGATGGCATGCCTTATGCAGGCGCTACAAGGCTATATAAAATTGACCCTGCTGGTGAAGCAACTAACTTGTTCTATGGACAGGTTGTTAACATCGGTGCGGACGGTTATATTGCTTTATGTACTGCAACAGGCGCAGACGCTACTACGAACAACTTAGGTGGTTCAGGCGTTGGTGCTATCGGCGTTTTTGTTGGTTGTGAATACGTCAATGCACAAGGGCAAGTTATCTACTCTCAATATTACCCATCTGGCACTGCTAATGGCGGTGACATTGTGGCTTATGTTGTAGATGACCCAAATGCACTATTTATGGCAGAATTAGATGCTACAGCTACGCAAACAATGGTTGGTACTAATACCACTTTTGCTACAGCACAAACTACTTCTACCGGTTCTACCACTACTGGCGTTTCTAACTCTCAGTTGGACGCAACAGTTGCTACTACTGCTAAGGCATTTAAAATTGTTGCTTTAGCACCAGACGAGTCAACAGCAGCAGTGTTAGTTAAGTTCAACCCTAGTTTCCATCGCTTTACTAGTGATGTAGGTCTATAAGGAGATTAAATCATGGCAATTTCAAGAGCTCAGTTATTAAAAGAGTTGCTCCCTGGCCTAAATGCTTTATTCGGTATGGAATATCAGCGCTACGGTGAAGAGCACAAAGAAATCTACGAAACAGAATCATCAGAAAGAAGTTTCGAAGAAGAAACAAAACTATCAGGCTTTGGTAGTGCACCAGTTAAAGGGGAAGGCGCAGCCATCTCTTATGACAATGCACAAGAAGCTTGGACAGCAAGATACAACCACGAAACCATTGCTTTAGGTTTCTCTCTAACAGAAGAAGCAGTTGAAGATAACCTCTACGACACTTTATCTGCTAGATATACTAAAGCATTAGCTCGTGCTATGTCTTACACAAAACAAGTTAAAGCTGCTAACGTTTTAAACAACGGTTTTAACTCTAGCTATGCAGGTGGTGACGCTAAAGCTTTATTTGCTACAGATCACCCATTAGTTAACGGCGGTACAAACAGCAATACTCAAGCAGTTGCTGCTGACTTAAACGAAACTTCATTAGAAAACGCAGTTATTCAGTTAGCTGCTTGGACAGATGAAAGAGGTTTATTGATTGCTGCTAAACCACGTAAACTGATTATTCCACCAGCATTACAATTCGTTGCTACTCGTTTATTAGAAACTGAGCAAAGAGTTGGTACTGCTGATAATGATCTTAACGCATTAAAATCTAATGGTGCAATTCCAGAAGGTTATGCAGTAAATCACTTCTTAACAGATACTGATGCATACTTCTTAACAACTGATGTACCTAACGGTATGAAACACTTCGAGCGTACAGCATTGACAACATCTATGGATGGTGACTTTGACACAGGTAACGTACGTTACAAAGCTCGTGAGCGTTACTCATTCGGTTGGTCAGATCCATTAGGTATGTGGGGATCACCAGGTGCTTAATTAAATTAAGTCCTTTCTAAGAAGGCCCAGTTTCTCGACTGGGTCTTTTTTTATGTATAACTCATGGTTTTCTTGATGGTAAATGTTTGAAGTAAGAGCATAATTCACTTATCAGCTTAGGCTGAAATCTAATTTAAGGAGAATCATTATGTGGACAACACCATCAGCAACTGAAATGAGATTCGGTTTTGAAGTAACAATGTACGTATGCAACAAGTAATTTTATAATACTAAAGTTCGCGAAATTAGGGGCCTAGCGCCCCTTTTTTGTTGTATAATATTAAGAAATAGCGTATGATTTTATTTATCTGGGAACATCCAGCTTATCAGACTGCCCCAGCAGACGCATACACGACGGATAAGCTTAACTTTGTATGGAGAAATCTAAATGGCAACAACAACCTTTTCAGGTCCAGTCGTATCTACAAACGGCTTTGATGGTGCAGTAGGCGGAAATACCCCTGCAGCAGTTTCAGCAACAACTCTTACAACTACAGGTACAGTTACTATTGATGGTACAACAGTAGTTATTTCTAGCCTTCCAACATCAGACCCATCAGTTGCAGGACAACTATGGAATAACTCAGGTGTATTAACAGTTTCAGCTGGCTAATAGGAGAAGAATATGCAATCTGATATAAAAGCATCAGTCTTTGTTGCAGCAGATTCTCCAGATACCGTTGTTAATCACAGAGCCCGTTTAAGAGGTATGAGTTATATTTCCTCAGCTTCAGCAGGTTCTATTGTGTTTAAAGACGGAGCGTCAGGTGCTACATTATTAGAATTGAAAACTCCAGCAGGAGTAGGTCAATCAGATGTTATTATTCCTGACCAAGGCGTTTTATTTACTAGTCAGATTCACTGCACACTAACTAATGTAACTGCAGTGACTATCTTTTATAGCTAAAATGTTAAAATGGATAAAGAGCCTGAACCAAAAAATGAAGATTCTAAACTCGCAGAGAAAATACCGAGCGAGAGTAAAACAACTCAAGAAACTTGGAGATGGCTCGAAGCAATCGGAGACTG